TACTGATACCGATGCTGCATTTCCTAGTAGCGGTGCAAATGTAAAAAGAACTGTCGCTAATACAACAGGTGATTGGCAATTTATTAACTTTAATAGAAGATTGCATTGCCTTCATGCCAACACCATACCGCAACGATATGATGGTGCTGCGGATAGTGGAGAGCGTTGGTCGCAACATTACAATACGACTGCTATTAACAACTCAAGTAATATAACTAATAGTGCTACTACAATAATTGTCGACAGCACAGTAGGCTTTCCACCAGAAGGAAAAATAATTATTGAAAGCGAAGTTCTTTCTTATACAAGTATTACAGCCACAACATTTGTAGGATTAACTAGAGGTGTAGGTTCTTCAAGTGCAGCAACACATAATGATAATGTCGCTGTTGCAACTTTCTCTGATCCTACTACAGTATCTAATGGTGAGTTTAAACCAAGCTGCGGAACTGGTTTTTATGGTCGTCTTTGGGTAGGCGGAGTTGCAGAACAAAAAGATGTTTTATTCTACTCAAATTTATTAGATGGCGATGATTGGGTTGGCGGTGGCTTTATTGATTTAAAGTCTGTATGGGGTACAGATGACATTGTTGCTATAGAACCTTTTTTTGGTAAGTTAGTTATTTTTGGTAAAAACAATATTGCAATTTATGACAGTCCAGCCATTATTGGAAGCATTGCGCTTAATGAAGTTATTCAAGGTATTGGTTGCGTAGCTAGAGACACAGTTCAGCACATTGGTGAAGATTTGGTATTTTTATCAAGCACAGGCTTACGATCTTTAGGTCGTACTACTGAAAAAGATAAACTTCCTTTACAAGATTACTCCGTTAATATTAAAGACACTTTAATTAGAAACATAGGTCAAAACACTAATGTTAAGAGCGTGTATGTTGAAAACGAAGGCATTTATATTTTGTCTTTTCCAAGCTCTAATATTACTTATGTATTTGACTTTAAACATTTCACGCCAAACAACGCTCCACGAATTACAACCTGGACTTTTGATTTAGATAGAGAGCCAGCTAGTTTGGCTTATACCGTTATATATGGTTTATTAGTTGGACAAAAAGATGGCAGTATAGCTACTTACGATGGCTATTATGATGCAGATTTAGCTGCTAACGGAACAACAGTAACTAATGCGCCATACACAAGTAGTATTGCAACAACTTGGGTTAATTTAGGTCAGTCAGTATCAGCTTCTTTATTAAAACGATTGTTTTTAGTTCTTGAAGGTGGCTCTGGTGCAAACTTAGGTTTAAAGTGGTATAAAGATTATAGTCCTTCGCCAAGCAACACAACACAGATTACTTTAAATCCAGTAACAACAGGTAATACTTCATTATGGGGCGCTTCTAGTTCTTTATATGGAGCAACTACAGTTACCCATACTCATGTTGCAGCTACGCATCCTAATTCATCTACATATAAACCTGTATTTGGACTACATGAATACAAAACACCGCTTACAGGTTCGGCTAAAAATCTGAAATTAGAGATAGACATTACATCCAATGGATTTGATGCTTCTTTACAAGACTTAACACTACTTCATAAACAAGGGAAAATACGATGAGTAATTATACTATTGCAGTTTCTTGGTCTGGCAAGGATGCCCTTGCAGATTCAGATGCAAATAAAGTAATATCTGGGGCAGACTTTAATACAGAGTTTTCCGCAGTAAGAACAGCAGTTAATACTAAAGCAGATATAAATGGTAATGCTTCAGAAGCCTTTAGTGCTACCACAGCAAATGCTGATACTAATACAACGCAGGTAGCTACTACAGCTTTTGTTTATGCAGAAGCAGCAACGAAGCAAGATACTTTAGGTGCTTCTTCTAATGGTTTTGGAACTAGAACAGTAGGCACAGGTAATGCTAGTGGTGGTTCTAATGGTGACATACACCTTAAAGTAGCAAGCTAATGAGCCTAAGTGTAAAAGATGGTGGTGCTTTTAAAGAAGCTATTAAGATAGAAGTTAAAGATGGTGGTGCTTGGAAAGAAGTATTAACAGGAAGCGTTAATGTTAGTGGTACTTGGAAACCTTTTTATACTAGAAAATTTACTTATACAGTTTCAAGTGATGTAAGCAAATTAGATTTAGATACTGTTCTTTCTTCTGATAATAAACTAGGTGATGTTGATGTCATTATTAATGCTAATATTTATGTAACTTCTGACAATACATCTACCCCTGCTTTATTAACTGGTAATGGTGTTGCTGGCGTTTTGACTATTATTAATAATGGTTATATTATTGGTGCTGGTGGTGCTGGAGGAAATGGTGGTAGTGCTGCTGGAAATGGCTCGGCTGGTGGCGCTGGAGGAGTAGGTTTAAAATTAGAAAAAGCAATTACTTTAGATAATAATGGCACTATTCATGGTGGCGGTGGTGGTGGCGGAGGCGGAGGAGGCTCAACTGATGATCAATCTTTTTCTGACCGAGATAATGCTGGCGGTGGTGGCGGTGGTGGTGGTCAATCATTTGGTGCTGCTGGCTCAAGAAATTCAACTTGTAGTGGTTCTGGTTGTGAAAGACAATCTGCTAACGGTGGAGCAGGAACAAAAACTGGCGCTGGTGGTGGCGGTATAGGTGCAATTGCTGGAGGCAGTAGAGGCACAACAACTGCTGGTGCAGGTGGTGCTGGTGGTGCTTCAAATTCAAATGGTTCTGGCGGTCAAAACGGACAAGCTGGAGATGGTTTAGGTTCAGGTGGTTCAGGCGGTAGTGCAGGAACAGCAATAGATAATAATGGAAATACAAGGACAGGAGATTAGAATATGCCAATGCAAGATTATGGATATACAGGTTCAAGCGGAATGAAGTTTAGACCAGACGAATCTGGAATAGGAAATGCTAAACAAAAATTAATAAATCCTATTGAAGGTAATGGGGGTTTTGGAAAATTAATTGGTATAGGCGAAAGCATGTTTGGCAATAAACTAGCCAATGATCAAACAGCAAAAATGGAAGCGCTTTATCAAAAGCAAATAGATGCTGCTAGACCTGGCAATGTTACTGGAGGTGTTTATGGTGATACAAATTACAATGCTGACACAAACACTTTAGACTTTAGTGGAAACAATCAATTTACTGGTATGTTGTCTGGCTTAAATAACCAAATAAGTGGCTATCAAGGCGGACTTGACCCTTATCAATTGGCACAACAAATGTATGATTTAAAAACGCCAGGTAGAGAGTTATTTCAAAACCAACAGCAAAAAGACTTAGATGAGCGTTTAAATGCTAGAGGTATGGGTTATTCATCTTCTGGTAATGATATGTTTAGATCACTTGCACAAGGTCAAAATATAGCTAACAATGAAGAAATGTCTGGTAATTTTAGGCTTGGTCAAGATATGGCTAATTCAGAAAATGCTAGGTATCAAAATGCTATAGCTGCTATTAATAACCTTAATACAGGTGTTACAAATCAATACGCTAGTGCAACAAACATGGGCGTTAATGTTGCACCCCCACCAGGAGTAGCAAGCTCTTACACAAATCAAATGGACACTAAAGGGCAGTCAGCAGGTGCGTTAGGAGATATATTAGGCATGGCAGGTACAGCATTTGCAGGACCTATTGGCGGTATGTTTGGCAGCGCAGTTGGCAGTTTTTTTAGTTAGGAGAATATTATGGGATTATATGACGATGTACTTGCACAAGAAAGAAACAGAGTAGCAACAGAGGCTACAGCATTACCTGCTGGAAGTGGCTCTGTATATTTAGCTGCTAAAGGCGGTGAAAGAATGAGGCAAGGTGCAAGAAAAATGTTTGGCATTGAAGAGCCTGCGGTTATAGCTGCAAAAGCACAAGAGGCACAACAAGTTCAGCTTCAAGGCATTATGTCTAAATATCAAACTGCATCTACTCGTGAAGAATTTACAAAAGCTATGAATGAATTAATGGCTAATGGATTTAATGATCAAGCTGCAAAAGTACAAGAACATATTAAAAACATGCCTGCTGTTAGTAAACCAGCAACATCAATTGAAGAGTATCAATTTTCAGTTACTAATGATGGTGATACAAGAACATATGCTCAGTTTATGGCAGATAAAAAAGTAGG